TCCATCATTTTGTCGCCACCAGCCCTGATCAGCCTGAACTGGCGCCGACTAGCCATGATCTGCCAAGACTGGAAACGATTAGCCCGGACTACGTCAGCTCATTCGGGGGACTTGTGGGGGACATGGCCCAAAAAGTACTTGGCGTAACACTTATGCCGTGGCAAAAGCATGTACTTGAAAAAATGCTTGCAGTAGATAAAAACAATCACTTTGTGCATCGCTCAACGCTCTGTTCGGTGGCGCGCCAAAATGGTAAAACAACTATTATTCAGGCACTAATTCTCGCCTGGTTAGTCGAGATGCCAAAGATACGTGGACAGAAACAAACCATCGTTTCAGGTGCTCACCGACTGGATTTGGCTTGCTTATTGTTTGATGATTTGGCACCAATCTTGGAAGAGTATTACGGCGCCAAGATCGTCAAGTCTTACGGCCGTTATCAGGCCACCATGCCAGACGGCAGCAAATGGTGGGTAAAGGCGTTAAAGCCAAATCAGGGTCACGGTATGTCAATTGATTTATGCGTGGTGGATGAGCTGTTTGACGTCAACCCCGATTCCGTCGAAGGGGGGCTCTTGCCTGCACAACGCGCACGAAAAAACCCTCTTGCCTGTTTCTTTAGTACTGCTGGGACGGAAGAAAGTGTGCTATTTCAGCGTTGGCGTGAAGCGGGCATTCGAGCCATTGACAAAGGTGAGCCGTCCACGATGTATATGGCGGAATGGTCACCTGACCCGAGCCTTGACCCTTTGCATCCTGCATCATGGGCGTGGGGCAACCCTGCGCTCGGTCACACGTTGGACATGGACACCATCCGACAAGAATCCACAAACCCTGATCGCGCGAGTTTCTTACGGGCCAGTTTAAATTTATGGGTATCAGTTGTGCGCGGATGGATTGAGCCAGGGCGTTGGCCGTCATTGGAATACCACGGGGAAGTTCCGACTGGTGGCGTCGTGGCGATCGAGTCTTCGTTGGACGACTCTCGTTATAGCGCGACTAGATGCGTCAACCTGTCAGACGGTCGGGTGCTTGTCACCGTCGCATTCATTGCCGAGTCAATCACAGAGCTGTGGGACAACGTGCAAGAACTTGCCAAAGACCCAACGATCAGATTTGCTTTATCGCCGACCGTGGACGCCACATGCCCACCAAACATTGAGCGTCGCCGCGTTGTCGTGGGTTACGCAGAATTAGGACGGTTTACACCGCTTGCCAAAAACATGATCGCTGAGGGACGACTACTTCACACAGGCGAAAAACTATTAGCCGAGCACGTCCAAAGAGCGGTGGCGGTCAGGACCGACAACACCATAGTTTTGTCCAGTAAGCGGAGTCCAGGACCGATCGAATTGGCGCGCACAATGGTTTGGGGTATTGGCATGACAGCACGCCCAGCGCACACAGGTAAACCCATGCTTGTGGCCGTTAACCACTAACATTCTCGTCGGCGACCGCACGTTCTTGCCTTTTGTCGGAATCGGATAAGTCTCGTGCGGTTGCCACCTATATGGCAGAGTGGTGTATATGGCGATTTTTAACAAAACCAAAAAAGCAGCAATAAGCCCAGCGCCAGCGAAGGCGGCTGCAGCTGGTGGTTTCTCGCCTGGTTACTCGTCGTCCAATGTTGGCGTAAACATGATTGGCCAGTACTACACCTACCGCGAAGGCGAAGCACGCAATCAGGCAATCAGCGTGCCAACAATTAACCGCGCGCGCGATCTCATGGCATCCGTCATTGGCTCTATGCCGTTAAAAATGTATTCGGAAATGTGGAACGGCGACGACATGGAAAAGGTTTACCTTGCTCCACGTTCATGGTTGCGCCGACCAGACCCGAACGTGTCGTTCCAATTTCTTATGTCGTGGACTCTTGACGACCTAATGATGTTTGGGCGTGCATTCTGGTACATCTCATCGCGCACAGCTGACGGATATCCAGCCACGTTTACTCGACTTCCTGCCGGCTCAATTACTACAACCGACATGGCTGGCCCTGTTTGGTTTGCCCCGTCTTCGCAGGTTTATTTTCAAGGCGGAGAAATTGACCCTGCAAACCTTGTGCAATTCTTGTCTCCAGCACAGGGCCTGATCTATTCGGCTCCAGGTGCTATTGAAACCGCGCTCAAACTTGAAGCAGCGCGCAACCGTAACGCCAGCTCATCGATTCCAGCGGGCGTCTTAAAACAAACTGGTGGCGAACCATTGAGCGCGCAAGAACTTGCAGATCTGGCATCGGCGTTTAATGCGGCGCGCGCAACCAATCAGACCGCAGCGCTAAACGAATATCTTTCGTACACAGAAACCAATTCAACACCTGACAAAATGCTGTTAATTGAAGCATCGCAATATCAGGCTTTAGAGATGTCGCGCCTAGCGAATGTGCCCCCATATTTGGTGGGCGTGGCAACTGGTGCATATTCATACCAGTCTTCACAGCAAGCACGCGCAGACCTGTACCTGTTCGGTGTAAAACTGTATGCCGATGCAATCGCTGGCGCGCTGTCAATGGACAACGTCCTACCGCGCGGAACCTATGTCGAGTTTGACGCCGACGAATACCTAGAAGAAAACTTTATGGCCGACAGCATGGACAAAGAAGATATAAACATTCAAGAAGACACACAAGAGAGGATCGCAGAATGATCAAGTTAATCGCAGGAGATTTCACGCTCGACGCCGCTAAAGGCGACGCACCACGACGCACCATCAGCGGAACCGCCGTTCCCTACAACGTGCCGGCAACAGTTTCGGATGGAACGCAAGTGATCTTTCGTCCTGGCTCATTGCCAGTCGAGGGCAAAGCACCTCGTTTGTTTATGTACCACGATGCGAGCATGCCAGTAGGCGTGGTTACTGAGCGCGTGGACACCGAGCAAGGAATGATGTTTAGCGCCAAGATCAGCGCGACCAGCCTTGGAAATGATGCTTTGGTTATGGCATCAGACGGCACAATTGACCAAGTATCCGTGGGCGTAAACCCAACTAAGTTTTCTTACGACGAAGGCGGAACCATGATCATTGAGGCTGCCGACTGGACAGAACTTTCTCTTGTTCCGATCGGCGCGTTTGGTGACATGGCCAACATCGCCACCGTCGCTGCGAGTATCCACCAAGAGCCAGAAGAAGTAGTGTTAAATGAAGAAGTAGTCCCAGAACAGGAGATAGAACCCATGTCAGAAGTAACCGTTCCAGCAGTTGAGGCAACAATCCCAACCGCACCAATTTTCGCACAGGCCAAAAAAGAATTTAAACTGCCAAGTGCAGGCGAATTCATGGCCGCTTACCATATCGGCGGCGACACTTTTAAGAACATGAACGCTGCAGTAGCAGAACACACCGCGTCACAGCGCACCGCATTGCAGGCAGCTGCAGGCGACGTGCTCACGACTGACACACCTGGTCTTTTGCCAGTTCCAGTACTTGGGCCATTGGTTCAAGACCTGAACTTCTTGCGTCCTGTGATCGAGGCAGTAGGCGCCCGCGCTTACCCAGACAACGGCCAATCAAAGACTTTCATTCGTCCAACCATCACCACGCACACCAGCGTTGCTTCGCAGTCAGAACTTGCTGCAGCATCAGCAACAACCATGGTGATCGCATCTAACTCAATCAGCAAGACCACACTTGCCGGTCAAGTAACGCTGTCAGTTCAGGACATTGACTTCACATCGCCAAGCGCAATGCAGTTGATCTTGAATGACCTCATGGGCGAATACATGATTGCATCGGACAACCTTGCTGCAGACAACTTGCTCACCGCAACCTCGTCTGGCGTATGGGACGGAACAGTTGCCGACTTGCTCAAGTCAATCTATGACTCAGCAAAAGACATTTCAACCAACCGAAACTGGATGCCGACACACATGTTTGTATCGGTAGACGTGTGGTCACAACTTGGTCAACTTGTTGACACAACAAACCGCCCAATCTTCCCATTCATTGGTGCAGGCCTCACCGGTCAAAACGCACTCGGCGGCGGAAGTGCAACATCATGGAACGGAACTCCACTTGGATTGCAATTGGTAGTTGACAGCAACTTCGCTGACAAGACCATGATTATCACCCGCGTAGGTCAAGGTGCAGGCGATGCTTACGAGTTCTACGAATCAATCCGTGGCCTCATGAGCGTTGAACAGCCAGCAGTCTTGGGACGCAACATGTCATTCCATGGCTACGTATCCACGTTCGCTGCAATCTCTGGAATGATTCGCAAGATCACCCAGGCCTAGTCGAGAGCGGAGCAACCGCTCATGGCTACATATACAGTTACCAACAAGTACCTGATTGACAACTTTGCCGTACTGCAACTCCTGACCCCATCGGAGATTGCAGTCGGCAGTTCAATCACGGTCGCTGGAGTTGACGCAACCTTTAACGGCTCGTATTCCGTAAGGGCGCTTCCCCAGTATTTGTTTTTGGGCATTGACACACAGGGCGACCTGCTTTACGACTATCAGGTGCCGATCGCCGATCAGGTTCTTTACGCTAAGACCGCTGACGATGTTTCGCGTGTTGCCGCGTCTGGGACTGTTGCCAATGACCCTGTATGCACGTGGGTGACTGCCGCACAGGTCATGTCGTATATCGGCATCACGATCACAAACCCATCAGACGATTACACGTTGCTCACCCAATCGGTGTCAGCTGGTAACCAGTTCTGTTTTCGCAGGCGTCAGGAATCGGGCTATATAGACTCCCT